ACATTTATTACAGATAGTACCTTTTATCTCTGCTAATTTACTTCCTGTCTTACAATATTCAATAGGTATACCCCACGCATACGAGGGCATCTTACTAGGATTAGATAGTGTGCCTATCTTTTTTTCAATCTCTTTTAGTTTCATCTGTTTCCTTTTGTTTTAATTCATATTCTTCCCAGTTACAACCACAAGCACCACAATCAGTAGTGCCATCATTAAAAAAAGTATTAATCATTAAGTATTTATCTGTATCACATTCAGGACAAACTTTTAATTTCATTCATCCTCCTTGTCGCTTTCTATTTCATCATGCAAGTTTTCAAGTGCCTGCTCTAAATCTTTTGTCATTGTCTCTCTGTAGTCTGCTATTAAACATATTAATGCTCTTTTAATTTCTGATGTACTTATCATATTTTTAACTCCAATTTTCTAATTGCAAATCTTAATTCATCTTTTGTTATGTGTCCAGATTTGTATCTGTCTGATAATTTATTATACAATTTTTGTATATGATCACGAGTTGTACCTGCATGATCACAAGCATCTGCACAAGCCTTAGTATAAAACCAATTTCTTGCACGTTGTATCTCTCCCATTGATAGGTTATGGCCTATACCTATTTCAAATGCATCTTCAAATGCTTGTTGTATTATACCTATCCATATCTTTTCTTCTGGTGTTCTTTTTATTGACTCTGTAAATACTTTTTCCATAATTATTATACCTTATTGAAACCATGTGTTGCACAGTAATATGCTTTGTTGATTATTATAACTGCTTTGGAATTACATTGATAACATAATTTTTCCCTTTGGTCAACTTGACGCATTGAATTATCTGTAAATTTATGATAAGATTCCCTGTCGTTGCAGGGGGGGTTAGTATATACTACATAGGGTTTACTCTTTATCTTCTTCCCATGATTTCTTTTTAAACAATTGTTCAAGATGTTCTCGCTTTCTTTTATTTTTTTCATACTCATTAATAATCTTATATGCAATTATACTAATTACAATAACTGCACACACATTGTACATAAACATACCTAGCCCATGATAGAACGTCATATTATTTTCCTATTAGTTTAAAAACTTTAATGCCCATTTGGCTTTTATTTTATCTTCATTAAGTAATAATTTAAGACTATTAAATTTAACTCTTTCAAACATAACTATTCTAAAGTTATTATTATCTATTAAGTTATTAACAGTATAAACTTTTTTACCTACACTAAACCATAGCAACCTAGATACAGGAATATTCCTCGGTGCTTTTTTCATTAGATCATGTACTAGTATATTCTCATCAGGGTTAGTAGTTCTTTTCTTACCCTTACGTTTATACATAGTACCATCTAATTGTTTCCAAGTAGTTCTATATTTTAAATCAAACTTACCTGTTCTGTAACTACCATCTTTTTTAATAAACCCTGCACGGATTTTCTTAGCTTTGGTTTGTGTCATTAGTGTAATAATAAAGTTTGACACCTTACCATTTTGTACATCTGCGTATATCATATTATCCTTATCGTTGATTAATTTTTTAGGGTATATTAGGACATTCGGAAAAATCCCTTAGTTCCACACTAGATAGGTTTTAACATATTCTTAATTAATCTAGCAACCGAGCCTAATTATACCCCCCTTGATTGTATTGTTTATACTAACGCCATATCTGGCACAAACAAAAAAGGGCAACCAAGTCTCCCTGATTGCCCTTTAATAATATAACATTAATTGACTTACGTCAATCCATGTCTATTGGTTGTACTTCTGGCTCTTGAAGTTCTGTCTGTGGTACAGGCTCTGTTATAGGAATAACCATCTGGTGTTTTTCCCACATAGCAATATCACTGTTCCAATAAGTAAATGCCTCATGCAATTTCCTTATTTCATAACCCATCTGTTGTGTAGGTTTTCTGTCATTCTCTATTAAAGCTAAGATATTAATAGCTTTTTTACGGACAGTTCGCATCCATTTAAGTTCCCAACTTAAATCAACTGAGGGTTTATCTGTTGTTGTTGGTGTTGTAGGCTGATTGCCTTCTACGTTTTCTAACATATGTGTTCCTTCCTTTAAAGTAATTATAAATTACATTAAATATTTATATACGTCAAATAAAAAACCCCCCTGTATTTCTACAAGGGGGCATCTTTTTAACTAGAGAGGGAAAAAAAGATTGTTACGAGGTATTGGCTTTTTTAGATGGGCAACTACCCCACCACTGGACAATATTAAGTTCCTCCAATTCTTTATAGTCAATGATCGGAACACCAATACTCTCTATCTTATAGCCATAAGAATTTTGTATCATATCAAATGTCCATTATACCAAGCTATTAAAATGCTTAACGCTGTCATAACAGCAAAGTATATTAGTATTAAATAAAATTGTTTCATAGTTTTTTTGTACAAAGGCTCATGGGGTGTTATCTATATTACTTTGCCAAGAATATAAATTTTTTTATACCCACCCCATAGATCTATTGGATTCATTGAGATATCTCGTTAAACCCAGATGATAGGACTTCTATGTTGCAACAGCCTACCCCCAACATTTACTACCACATATACATTGTTAATTCATAAATGTTTACGTACAATTTCATATTACTTTAATCTTTTTAATACGTCAAGTGGTGTATTAAAGAATAATCTTATTTGCTTTTTAAGATTATCAACACCAATTTCATTTGCCTTATCTGTTAGTTTTACTTTTGTTGCAAGTTCTAACGGACTAGGGGTTAATCTTATTTGTTTATTTTTATTCTCATGAAATCTAGCTTTGTTCTCTGATTGAACATGAGATATTTCATTACTAGTTTGATCTACCATTGTTATGTCCTTTTCATTTGTTTATATGGAAGGGTACTATTTCTCAAGTACAATTACAGATATTCAAAGCCGTTCTCTTATCTACCTTACTAGGAAACATCGTAATATCCAACTCCCAGAATTACATAGTACAAAAAAAAAGCCCCTGCGTCAAATCTGACACAAGGGCTTTAGTTTTTACGAGTTTTATTACTCTCGGACACACTTCTGTCAAGCAACCGATATGTGTTATAGACTTCGGCTTGTCTTATTTATACATTACTAAATAAAAAACCCCCTGTCAAATTAATGACAAGGGGTTTAGGTACATTATAACTACCTCACTTTACTATGGTTTATACTGCAACGAAACTGATCAATACGCCAAGCACTACCCATAATAAAGATACATACATTATTGCTTTCATATTTTTACTCCGTTGTTATAAAAAATATTACAAAAAAAATAAAAATATGTCAACTAATGTTTTTTAAATAATGATAATATTATAAAGACTAATAAGAATAGTATTAAAACTTGAGGTACTTTGTCTAAGCTATTAAATAATTCAATCATAATTTAATAAACTCTAAGATTAAGTAACCCCAAATAAAAATGTTTAGTATAAATAAAGATATTGTAAGTAAGTTAATTGTCATGACACCCCCTAATCTAATAGTACGTAGTACTCGTTAATAAAATGTTTTTGAAACCAATAACGACCCTGATTAATTATCTTAGCCATTTGGAATTGTCCGTTATTATAAAATAGTTCAGATCCTTTTATTACATCATAAACTGCAACAGCAAATTTTGGTATTACTGCTTTTTTACCTGTTGCAATATTAGTTACTGTCTTTAATTCACTTGCTGTTTTTGGATCAACTATTATATCAAATGGTATTTTAATTTCTTTATTCTCAAATGTTATTACAGTATTTTTTTTCATTTTGTTTTATTCCTATTAATTAGTTAATACTTCATTAGTATATGCAAAAATTGCATAGGTCAAATAAGTATTGTATTTATTCGTTAATGCATAAAAGCCATATTTTGTAGGGGTTATTTACTATAAATCAAATGAGTTGATTATAGTTAAAAAACCTAGGTTTTATGGGGGTTATTTAAAAAAACGAATAAAACTGATAATTAAATTTGACTTGTATGTATATATGTATATAAATTTATTTATGTTTAAAAATAAAAAAACCAATAATGAAAGTGAGTATAAAATGTTAGATAAAAAACTAAATACAATGCTAACAAGTATAGGAAATAACACTATACAAAATGAAGTTACCTCAATGGGTATAGTTCAACGTAATAATGAATTATTCCAAGATGGTAACTTTAAATATAATAATGACAGTATCTATTCTATGTTAGGTATTAAGGCCCCAAACCAAATATTAACAGAGACAAGGGGCTTTGATAGTGTTGACAGAATAAACATGGAACGAAAAAGATTAGTTGATCGTATCATATTGCCGTTAGCTAATTTTAAAAACTTAGTTGAAAGTGAAAAAGAAAAAGCAACAAAGTTAGATAAGAAAAAAACAAAAGAGAATAATAAGTCTAAGCCTGAACCTGATCACACAGTTAAAAAATCTAATGAGAAGATTATGGCTAATGCGATTAGAACCACAGCTAATAGGGTTATGTATCCATCTTTATTTATAATGACCTTAGACAAATCTAATTATAAATTTGATAAGAAGGTTGTTAGAATAAATTTATTTTGTTTAAAATCAGAAATAGTTAAATCTGTTTTCGGTTTAGATATGGATAAATTAAAAGAAGTAAATCCTGATAGTAAGGTTTATTTTGTTGAGTGTAATTTCACATTGTTAGAAAAACTTACTCAAAAATATATGTTTAAAGTTACAGTTGAACGAAGTATGACAGCAAGTGAGGAAAGTGAGGAATTAGAAAACATTACAGATGAGGCTACCTCAGGGGAATATACACCTGAGAAGGGTGACAAAATGATGAAGTCTATATGCTCACAATTAACTTACTTAGACGATAATGAAGGCTTAGACTCTATTCTTAAAGTTGAAAACCATATAAGAACATTAACTAATTATGGGAATAAACTTGAGGAATTAGTCGAGACTTTAAGAAATCAATCTAAAAATGGAATTGTTAAAGATATCTATGGTTCATGGGTTGTTGATAGTGCAACAAGTGTAGAGTTAAAAGGTAACACAATTGAGGAATTAAAAAGTAATTTTAATAAACAATTTAAAATTGCGGTTTAATTAATAATAAACAACAAGGAACCCCCTTAATTGGGGGTTTTTTGTGCCTAAAATTAGCCTTATTATTATTGATAATAAAATTATATTAACCAATAAAAAGGATATAAAATGAATAAAAAAGAAATAGCAAAACCATTAACAAAAAAATATCTTGTTAAAATTGCAGATAGTTTTAAAAAATTTGCACCAATAGATATAAGGTTAGTTAATGAATTGATGGATATATTTGAGGATATGAACCCTAGATTTAATAGGGGTATATTTTTAAATGCTGTACTTAAAAAAGATATGCAATTCCAAGATATAATAAAAGAAAACAAAATATTAAAAAGTAAAGTTAAATGTTACGAGCAGGATAATAATAAAAGATTTGAAGAAATTGAAGTGCAAAACTTCGAGAACGATTTAAACTCAGTTAATAATTAATTTAGTTCCCTCTA